ATCGTTGACGGAGAACACGTTCTCGTTGGTGAGCCGGACGCACTGCCCGGCCGCACCGTCCGCGGCCATCGTGCCGAGGCCGTACCGAAACCCAGGTGCCTTTGCTTCCACGTATGCCATGGTCATTCCCTCCCTATTCGCTTTCGCCGATGCGGTCCTTGTAGGCCGCCAGGAACCCCGCGCTCAGCTTCTCCTCCAGGGAGCCCCCGCCGTCGGTCACCCGGGTCGGCGTGCCGGCCTGCGAGCTGAGGCTCGCCTGCTTCTTCGGCTTCTTGGGCTTCTTCACCGGGAAGGGCGGCTTCTTGCCGTCCTCCTCGTCCTGGTCCGCGTCGTCCGGATCCTCCTCGGGGTCCTCCTCGTCCTTCTTCTTCTTGCCCGCGGCGAAGGCCTGGACTGCCGCCTCGGTGGCATCGAAGCCCTCGTCGGTGAGCTTCATCAGCCGGTCCAGCTCCGCGGTCTTGCCGGCATCGTCCCCGAAGTCCCGGCCCGCCTCCTGCCACGCGGCCAGCAGCTTCTCGGCCTTGGCCTTGCGCACCATCCGGCGCTGGGCGGCCGTGGCATCGTCGAGCTTCTGCTGGAGCGTCTCGTTCTCCTTGGTCAGCCGCTCGAGGTCCGCCTGCTGCTTCTTGATGAGCTTCACTTTGTCCGCATCGGACAGTTCGGTCGGGTCCACCGGCTCGTCCGCGGCCTTCGTCCCCTTGTTCTTCTCGTCGCCCATGGAACTTCCTCCTGACTGGTTGCTTGCGTGTGCCGCCACCTGGCGGATCTCGGCCTTTTCGTCTGCGCCTTCCCGGTCGAGCAGCCCCATGCCCGTGAACGAGACCCCGTGCAAGACCTCGAACACCGGCTTGCCCTGGTAGGCCTTGCCCTTGAAGTTCTTGAGGTGGGCGCAGTAGTCGGCCTTGGACTTGACCTTCTTGCCGCAGACCGAGCACTCGCCTTCCTGGTAGTCGCACTCCATGGACACGTGGTGGACGATGCCCCGCTTCATCAGCTTGTAGGCCAGGCGGGCGGGCTCGGAGTCCTCGGCGAACAGCTCGCCCACGCACTCGACGCGGGAATTCTCGCCGTCCTCCACGAAGCGGGCCTCGACGATGCCGCCCACGATGTCCCGGAACTCCTGGGAGTGGGACAGGTCGATCTTCTTGCCCACCGCACTCTTGGCCGCCTGCCGCAGCTCGTCGGCGGTGAAGTGGTCGCCGTTGCGGTTGGTCCCGACGTGGGTGAGGATGAACTTGAACCGCTTGTCCCCGGGCTTGCTGGCCTCGGCCGCCAGGGCCTCGGTGTCCAGCTCCGCGGTGAAGCGCATGTGGAACGCGGCCGGGCCGGCGACTGCCGCCAGGGTCTCGGTGCTCGCCTTCGCTGCCATCGGCTCCGAGCCGACGAACACCAGCTCCCGGGCATACTTTCCGCCCGACTCGGGGTCGTTGCGAATCATCGCGTACTGCACATCGATGCCCGTCACCCGGGTCTTCTTGAACCGCTCCTGGAAGTACCCCCGGATCGTCTTCTCGTCCGGGTACGCCTTGTCGCGGTACGACATCAGGAGGTGCTTGCCGGCGCTGCCCCGCACCACGTCCGCGATCAGCTTCTCGATGCTCTCCCGGTTGTACCGGGTCGAGGACTCGAAGTCCTTGCGGGGGTTGTCCCGCAGCGCCTTGCCCTCCCACATCGTCATGAGGCCCTCGACGAAGTGGAGGTTCATCTCGTAGTCGTTGGTCCCGAAGTGCGTGATGTACGGCGGGTCCGCGTACACCAGGTCGCAGTCGGTCTTGCGCACCGCCTCGACGGCCTCCACCCGGGTGGCCTTGTTCTCCTGCCCGTTGTCGAAGACCAGCTTGTTGATGCGGGCGAGGTTCAGCCGTAGCCGGTGCTGGAAGTCCGACAGCGGGATGTTGGTCAGCGAGGTCTGCCGCCCCTCGGGGTTGCTCACCGGCCCGGTCAGCGCCTTCTTCGAACGGGAGAACTGCCCGAACTTGGCTTTGCCCACGACGGTCCAGCCCAGCGCGGCCAGCGCCAGGTCCTTCTTGTACCCCTTGAGCGCCTGGATGTTGGCCCAGGCGACGTCGAGGAAGTGCAGGATCGGCTTCGTGAAGTAGTACCCGTGGAACTGCCGCTCGCAGAAGTCGCCCGCCTTCGGGTTGTCCGCGAACAGCGCGTCGATCTCCTCTTCGGTCAGCGTCTCGCTCCCGTTCTCGATGAGGGCCCGGGCGATGGCGTGCGGGTAGGCCAGCTTGTCGTTGGAGACGACCCGCAGCCCCTTGCGCTTGTAGAAGTAACCGACGTTGGCTCCACCCGAGAACGCGTCCAGGACGGACTTGGCGTCCTTCGGGGTCTGCTTCCACAGGAAGTCGAGGATGAAGTACTTGTTGCCCATGAACGCGGTCACTCGGACCGCATCCTTGTCCTGCTGGGCAGCCAGCGCCTCGAGCAGGTCCGGGTCGTGGGTGGCGGTCAGCGACAGGAAGAACTCCTCGGCGTCCAGGTCCCCATCAGCCCCGAGGGCGTGGTCGGCCGCAGCCTGGAGCCCGTCCTCCTCGACATCGCCTGCGGTCTTCCCCTCGGCGGGCGAGCACACGAACAGGTGCTCCTTGGCCACCGAGTTCTCGCTGTGCTTCGCGGAGATGCTGTACTTGTGCTCCTTGCTCTGCATCCGGCTGGACTTGCCGGCCCCGGCGATGATCTTCTTGATCTCCGGCTCGGTCGGGAACGCATGGTCCCGGTACGAGATGATCCAGTGGGGAATGTGCTTGGCCGCGCCCAGGAAGTCCGAGAAGAACTGGCCGGCGTTGGCCCGGGTGACCTCGGTGGGGATCTCATACTGGCGGGTCTTGGAGTCCGCCTGGATCTCCTTGCCCTCCCACCAGGTCATCAGCCCTTCGATGAAGTGATAGGCCCGCTCGTAGTTGGTCTGCGAGAACTCGGTGGCGTAGGGCGGGTCGAAGTAGGCCACGTCCGTCTTGATGCCCGCCAGGACCTTGCGGGTGTCGCCGTGATAGGCCTTGCACGGCTTCTCGCCCTTGAACACCAGGGCGCTGATGCGCCGGCAGTTGTCGGCGAACCGTTCCTTGAAGCGCTCGGGGCTGTCGGCTCGGCCGTCCTGCTGCTTCGTGGTGCCGAAGTGCCCGAACCCGCCCTTGCCCGTGATGCAGGCCTTGCCCAGCGCGAACAGGGCGATGTCCCGCTTGAAGCCGGAGATGCCCGTCGAGTCTATGTTGGAGCGGATCGTGTCGATGACCCCATGCACCCCGGGCTGGAAGTACACGCCGCCGAAGTGCTTGCGCACGAAGTCCCGGGCCTTGGGGTTGGCCGCGACCAGCCCGTCGATCTCCTCGTCGGTGAGGGTGGTAGATTCGTTCTCGACGATGGCCCGGGCGATGTGGTGGCAGTAGGCCAGCCGGTCGCAGGAGTGCACCGCCAGGCCGTGGGTCTTGTACATGTACCCCACGACCGAGGAGCCCGAGAACGCATCCGCCGCCGAGGCGGCATCCTCCGGCGTCGCCTTCCAGATCCAGTCCGTCAGCTTCTGCTTCGAGCCGATGTAGTTGGTGATGTACTTCGGGCGCTCTTCGTCCCGGGCCTCCGCAGACAGCTCCCCCTGCTCGAAGAACTCGGCGAGCTCCGCCTCGCTCTCCAGCAGGAACAGGAACCGCTCTGCATCCGTCCGGAACATCCCAGCGCCTCAAGGTCCGCGGCGGGCACCATCGCCCGCTCACGACCTCAACATGCACTGGTCGAAGATCCCTGTCGAACGAGTCGCTATGACACCGAGTACCGTGAATGTCAGGGGGGGGGCTCCCCCGGTTCAAAACCCGCCAGCGATCCAGGCCGTAACCAGAGAAGGCGTCGTTCTCCAGACATGGCGGACCTGCGTGCGATCCCCATGCCTGGGGCTAGTTGCAGGATGGAGCGTAGAGGTCCGGCACAAAGCAGGTCAAGATACTCGGAGCGCTGGGGCTGTTCTTGATTGCGGCGTACTGTACAATCGTGTCGTCGTTGCAAACATGGCCGACCGGAAGTGCCCCGGGGATAATCAGCGCCCACAGAATGTACAATGTAGGGCACGCCTCGTAGGCTAGGAACGTTACCTCGTTGGTGCTCTTCGAGAAGGTCTTAGTGCAGTTAGTGTTCATTGAGGATGACGATGCGCAGGTTCCGTGGTTGCAGCTGGCGAATGTACCCACCAGCTTCTTCTTTCCAGAGACCACGGAGTACACATTGAGCCAGATGGCCGAGTGGTCGAAGATGCTGTTCTTCACGAATGCTGGCTTCTTCCGGATGCGCACTTCGTGCTGACAATTGCAGCTCATCGCTCCACTTCCAACCACCAGGGCCTTGGTCACGGTCTCGACAGTGGGTTCGTCGGCCAAAGCTTCGCCCGGATCTTCCGAACTGGAGGTCAGCCCTTCAACTGCGGCGGTCGCAGCATCAAGAAGCCGCCGCTGCTCCGGTTCGAACCCAGAGGGGAACTCACCCACGGCCAAGGCAGATGCGAATCCGGCCACAACCCGAAAGAACCGGTCAGCCTGGTCGGGCTCCACGAGGACCCCGGGGCCGTCGGCCCACGACGGGTCCATGAAGGAGTGTCCCCCCACCTCGACGACAAGGGGGTTCCCTTGGGGTGTTGTTATCCGAATATCGATCTCGAAGGGCGGAGCATCGGGGTCGTTGTCCGGGTCAGTTGCAGGGCCTCGAATGGCCTCCCACAGAATGGCATCCTGCGCCCCGCCGAAGGTCCCCGAGAGCCTCTCACCCGGCAAGACCGAGGAGAATCGAACCCCGTCCCATCCGTGCAGAGAGGCGTTGCCGGAGTCCGTGTCGGACTCCTCCTCGGCGAGAGACGGGTCCAGCCCGGCGAACTGGTTGACGTCTGCCCCCGTCTCAGGAAGGGGCTCTTCGCACGCCACTGCGAAGAATCCGATGAGCATGACCGCTCCAACGACCAGACCGCATTTGAAGTAGTTGTTCAACATCGCCATCACCTCTTGTTCGAAGTTCCACCGACGTGTCAACGGCTGCCCGAGCATTTCCCGAACTCGTCGCCACGTTTCATCTGCCACCTGTCTGCCGCTCGCACGACATGGGCACGAGCCGGGACGTCAAGCTCCGTCCCGGCTCGGCGCCCATGGTTCACGCACAGTACCCGGCATACTTGCACGCCTTGTACGAACCCCACGACTTGAGCTTGTAGATCCCGTACTTGCACAGTGCCCACAGGGATCCGGCGCAGACGACACCCGGAATTCCGCCAGCGAGGCCCAAGGCACCGCAGACGGTGACACCGGCCCAGCCACACGCCTTACCCGCCTTGCCGATGATGTAGCCGGCAACCTTCTTGCAGATCCAGCATTCGGTATCGGCACTCAGCGGCATGCAGGCGGTCTCGAATTCCGACGAACCCTGCCACGGCACGCTCTGGTCGCAAGAACCAGCCCCGCCGTCGAGGCTCTTGGCCGCTTCAGCGATGTCGTACTCGGCCTGCACAACCCGCCCGTCCACGATATCAAGCGTTGTGACCGAGCCCATGGCACCTACGAAGGGGTTGATGACCTCGGCGTGAGCCGCCACGAACTCCCCGGAGTTCAGGTCGAACATGCCGGCGACGAAAGCGTCGTCGCTGGCAGTGCAGTTCGCGGGGATGACGCCCAGACGGAACCCTTCGTCGTCCTCGTCCCTCATCTCCACCACGGTGATCCCCTCGTCCAAGAGGGTACATCCCTCCTGCCAAAGGTGAGCGTAGAGCAGCTGGGTGGCTTTCTCCGTCAGCATCTTGTCCAGGACGGCCGACTTCACATCCTCGTCGTCCACCTGTGCGAGGTTCTCGCCCGAGAAGTCCGAAAGGACGTTGAAGGACTCGGCGTGCATGCTCGTAGGCTCCCCGAGTTCGGAGGGCTTGTCCGGGGTGTCGAGCCCCACCTCCTCCATGAAGCCCCCGTTGGACACCGAGGGGTTGTCGGTGCACGCCGTGACGGCGAACACCAGGTTGAGGATGACGACCAGACCCACGAAGCCATTGAAATTGTGCTGCACCATGGTTACCCTCCTATTGTGAGTAGGTGGTGCGTTCCGCCCGACGACCAATTCGCCGGACACCCCGTCCGACGCCATTGTCGGGCGGGACGCTGACTCCTAATGCGAGCTCCGTGCCACCGAAGTCAAAACGCATTGAATGAATGTCTCGTTGGCGCGTCGCGGGCTTGTGCGGTGGCCGGTTCTGGCGAAAAGCGAATCCCGTCGATTTGAGTTGAACTCGCTCGACAGGGAATTTGTTTCGACCTTTCGTGTGCAGAGAAACGCGCATTCGGCCAGCGTGGATCCGTGGTCAAAACAGTCGGGACGGGAACTCCCGTGGCCTGAGCCTCTGCGTTTCCGCACCAGTAGCCCCGTTCTGCGGTTTGGTTCGGATGGAGGGAAGGTAGCAGGGCATCCTGGCACTCGACAGTTGGTGCCCGCTTTCCTACTGGCTTCCCCGGGCTACAAGCAGTGTGCATCTGCAGCGGACGTGCCGAGGCGGTCCCTCCACCTCGTCAATCCCGAACACCTTGCCGTCCAGCGGCCGGCATACCGGGCACGTGCGCTCGTCGTGGGCCGTGAGCCACTGGACCTTGGTGACGCCGACCTGGCGGTAGAAGACCTTGCGGCCCTCGTTGTGAACCCGGAGGGTTTCCGTCCTGGCGATGAGGGTGGCACGCTGCTGGGCGGTCTTGAAGACGGTCTTACCGGCCTTGCGGAAGGCCTCCTTGTCCTCGAGGACGCGGCCGATCTCGCGAGCAACCTCGGGGATGGACTTCCCGGAGAGGACGCCGGCGGTGATCGTCTTGTGAATGCCGGAGGCCAGCTCGGTCGTCACGTCCCCGAGGAGCTGGAGCTGGTAGTTGGCCAGGAAGTCCACCGCGGCCCGGTCGATGGTGGCGAAGGTGCGCTTGACCAGGGCGTTGCGGCTGACGTCGGTGAGGTCCTTGAAGTCCGGGGCCTGCATCGCCTCGAGCTGACCTACACCGTCCTCGATGCCCAGGCGGAGGGAGCCCACGATGTTGGCCCGGATGCCGACCTTGCAGGAGTCCCGCAGCTCCGCGGCCACGCCGTCGATCTCGGCCTGAAGGTCCTTGAGCACGGCCAGGCGCATCTGCTGCCAGGGCTTGAGCGTGAGCTTGTCCTCGAAGCGCCGGACCTGGGCAGCGACGTCGTCCGCCGCCTTTGAGAGCGCGGCGTTCAGCTCCTTGACCCGGGCCTCCGCGTACCGGTCCCGCCGCTTCACGGCCTCATCGACGGCCTCCCGGATCCGTTTTGCTTGGGGCGTGTCGGCCATGGCGATCACCCCTCCAGCACGAGGGGCAGGTCCGGTGCGCCGGCCAGAGGGCCCCACTCGATCTCGCCGGACTCGGGGACGTCGGCCATGCCGTAGCAGGTCCAGGGTCCGAACTCCCCAGTCCGCACCCGCCGCCAGGTCCATGGCCGCCCGGTGGTGGCCTTACTTCCGTCCGCAGCCAGCCGGTACAGGCCGGGCACGGCAGGGATCCTGGTGCGGGGATCGATGCACCCCAGGTTCGGACCGATCCGAAGGACGCAGATGACATGCCCGCTGCGCCGCTGGCAAAGGTACCACTGGCCGACGTGCTCGGGCCCGGCCAGGTCGGCAAGCTCCGCAACCGTGCGGGTCGAGGCCACGTACTCCTTGAGCCCCCGGGTCAGCTTCCCCGCGATCATCTCGCCCTCGACAGGGCACCGGGGGAGCATCCGGTTCGGCATGCTGCTGGTCGGACCCCGGCCCGTGCGCCATGTGGGGAAGATCCCCTTGTCGGGGGCCATGCCCCGCAGCCACCACGAGGTCAGCAGCCAGGCCGTGTGTCCGCAGGTCGCTCCGTGCCGTCCGGATCCGTCGCTGGACAACGGCACGATGAAGGCCCGCTCCTTCCCTGCCTCCATGCGCTCCCAGGCCGCGATGCGGCTCCGGCGGTACTCCGGGATCATCCGGCGTCGGCCGGCGTCGTAGAGGGTGCCCAGTCCCCGGGAGAGTCGGGCCGCACGCAGCGAGGAGTCGGGCAGCACGTCCACCGGCGGTTCCCCCGCAAGCCGCGGCCAGGTCTTCCCGCCGCCATGCACGACCGTGCCATCCACGCCCAGACCCCGGTCCTCCTGGAAGGCCCGCACGCAGCGGTCGAGCTCGTCGTCGAACACACTTCCATCGGGCAGGAGGTAGCCCGCCCGGCGCATGAGCGCCCGCAGCTCCTGCACTCCCTTCGATTCCACTCCGAGCTTCAGCAACATGGGTCACCTCCCCTGTCCATCCGGGCCCCGCCCGGTCTTCTTCCGGTTGCGGGCGTAGAGCCGTTCCACGTCCGCCTGTGCAGCATCGTCCCGAGCCTTCTCCGCGGGCTTCGCCAGCCGCAGGTACTGCCGGGCCTCGTCCACGGTGAGGACCTCCAGCGCGACGAGCTGGGTGATGTCCTGGACCGACCAGTTGGCATCCACGACGATGTCCTCGCCGTCCTGCTCCTTGTTCTCGACCTCCGGGGAGAGACCCATCCTCTGCTGGAGGGTGCTCTTCGAGATGAGGCCCCGGTCGTAGAGCTCGACCAGAAGCCGCTTCTGGTCCGTCTCGCCGTTCAGGTCCAGGTCCGAGAACTGGTAGTGGAGGACATCATCCTCGTGGCCCCGCAGCTCCAGCCACTCGTCGAAGACCCAGTCCAGGATGTCCCGGGCGGCCTGCTTGATCTCCTTGAGCTGGACGACCATCTTCTGCATCGAGACCGAGGCCGTGGCGAAGTTGGGGCCGTCGCCGGTGACGATGGATCGGGCCATGCCGAGCGCGACCAGGATGTCCTCCTTGACCTCCCGCACCTTGGCCTCGGTGTTGAGCGTGACCCCCTCGGCCCCGTAGGTCTCGGCCTTCACGTAGAAGGGCACGACCAGGCCGGACTTCATGTCCATCCGGTCGAGCTCGTCCCGGACCCGCTCCAGCATCTTCTGGTCGGGCGTGACGATCTTGCTGCCGAAGGCCCCGCCCACCTGGATGAACCGCAGCGGCGTCGCCCACCGTTTGGCGATGGCCCGTTCGGCTCGGCGGTAGTCCCGCAGCAGCTCGATGGCCTCGAACGCGGGCAGCACCATGGAGTTGCCCCGGGGCTCGAACTCCGGCGCGTTCCACTTGAGCTGGAGCATGGCATCGAGGTCAAGCGTGATGTCCTCGGCGTAGGTGCCGTCGAGGTTCTGGGGGCGCTGGATGGCTTCGACCAGGACATCGTTCTCGAAGCGCAGCCGCACCGAGACGGGGTTCACGCAGATGACCCGCTCGAGGTCGTCACCGCCCTTGGCCTTGACCCGGTAGCCGATGGCGTCACCCTTGACCAGGAGCTGGAGCACCATGTCCTTCACGAACCGGTTGAGGTCGAGCCGGTAGAACAGCTCGGTCACCTCGTCCTGGAGCGCATCCCTCTCGGCGGTGACGGTGATCTCGTCGCCCAGGGCGAAGGTCCGCCAGGCGTTGATCGCGTTGGCGACGATGGGCTCCTCCTGGTAGTACTCCACGGCCTTGCGGGCGCGGTCCTCCCACGTCCTGGGGATCGCGTTCTTCGCTGCGATCTCCGAGAAGGCGGTGCCGGCCAGCGCGGCGGCGGCTCCCAGCGACTCCGGGGCCATGGCCCGGGTGCGGGACTTTCGTTCCCTCTTCGGCTTGTCTGCTCTCGTCGTTCCCATGCTCTCCTCCTATTCGAAGATCGGTTTGGTCGTGACCGGCGAGAGGCTCACCACCACCTCGACCGGGTCGTACTGCTCGCCTCGTTCCTGTGCTCGCCGCAGCAGCGCACACCGCAGGGCATCGACGATGTGGTCGTTGCCCTTGCTGTAGACCACGCCATGGTCGGTGAGCACGTAGGTCTGGGTGCAGAGCTGGTCCTCCAACTCGTGGTCCTGCTTCGGCAGCACCAGGCGTCGGGCGTTCAATGCCTCGTTGATGAGCGCGGTCATGTGCTCCTTGACCCGCTTGCGGATGGGGTTGCCCCGCTCGTCCTCGCCGACGGTGACTGCGCCGCCGAAGTCGTAGCCGATGAGCCGGCCAAACAGGTGCAGGTCCCGGTACTTGTCCAGGCCGAGCAGCTCCTGGACCACGGACATCCCGTTGCCGCCCCGGTCCACGCCCAGCCCGACCGGCGAGTACACCCGGTCCAGCAGCGCCAGGATCTCGGTCACCACGGGGTACGGGATCTGCTCTGCGTGGATGCGCAGCGTGAGGGTGAGCGTGGTACGCCCCTCCTCCTCGTCCTCCCGGAGCAGCAGAATCTCCGTGGGGTCCGATGTGTACCCGAGGTCGCCGCCCAGCCAGTAAGTGCCCGGCTCGCCCGTCAGCTCCAGGAGCAGTTGCAGGCGGTCCCGGATCTCCTGCTCGCACTCGCACCCATCGAGGGCCTCGCCGGTGAGCACCAGCTTCTTGTACCCCTCGACCTCGACCAGGGAGCGGATGACCTGCACCGTGCTGAACGCTCCGTAGGTCGGCCGGCCGTGCTCGCCTGCCACCTCGTGCTGCCAGCCAGGGGTGTCCCGCCCGCCGTAGAAGTCGAGCAGTTCCATCTCGCGTTGCTCCGACCAGTCCGGCGCGACCGACGAGGGCCAGTGGAAGACGCGCCAGTCCTTGCTCTGGGTGATCCGGTAGTAGGTGGTGTCCCGCAGGCCGTTGGGGGTCGAGTAGACCCGGAACTGTCCGCCGGCGTTGAGGCACTGGCGCAGGGCTTTCCATGCGGCTTCCGGCAACCACGCTGCCTCATCCACGACCAGGAAGTCCACGTGGAGGGACCGGAACGCCGCGCCGCCCGTGCCGCCCGGCCGGAAGTACACCATGACGCCGTTGGTGAACTCGATCTCGAAGTAAGGCTTCCTCCGGATCTTCGGGAGGCCCTTGGAGTTGCGGGCCACGCTGTCGTGGAGGACGTCGGACGCGTCGAGCTGGTGCTCGACCTCCTCGATGATGGTGTCGAGGTGCCCCTGGTACGGCGCGGCCACGAGCACCGACTTGCCCGGGTGCGTGAACGCGAACCAGAGCACCAGCGTGGCCAGGTCCACGGTCTTGCCCACGGCGCGGCCGTCCATGTGCACAACCCGGGGGGCGTCGCACTCCAGGTCCTCGCGCTGGTACGACCGGTACCGCCGGGGCTGGCCGTCCCGGTCGGAGAGAAAGGTCTCGCCCCATGCGGCCGGGCTGAAGATCGCGGCGGCCAGGGCCTGCTCCTCCGCCGAGAGACCGTCCAGAAGTGACGTTTCAGGGCTACCTGGCCGCAAGAAGTGAGGGCCAGAAGGCTTAGAGTTCATGCGCCTCCCCGGGCCTGTAGCCCTTGTTTGTCAGTCTGGTGTCGGGGAAGGGCTACATCCGGGCACCCAGGCCGGGACGGCCCCCTTCCTCCATCGAAAATCCTTAGAGGTTTCGCCACCTTCGGAGCGTGTCGATTCTGCCCGTTTCGCCCACGCCAGGCACACGACCTGCAATGTACATCAGGCAACGAGGCGGCGATGGAGCCGCCCGGGAGGAGGCGAAGATGAAGACGACGACCACGAAGAGCACGATGAAGATCAGGAAGCAGAACCTCGGCCGCACCTACGCCGGGCAGACCCTGATCCTGACGATCTCGATCCGCAACTGGCCGAGCCTCGGGATCACCCCCGACGCCCCCGAGTACGCACTGCGCAGCTCCACCGCCCTGCTGGCCACCGGCCGAGACAAGGACGAACTGATCGCCTGGGCCCGCAGCCGCTACATGGACGTCCGGGACAACACCAACCGCACCTGCCGCTACGCCGCCTGAAGGAGAACGACGATGAAGACGACGACGAACGACGCCCGCACCGCTGCACAGGCCTACGAAGAGAACGCCAGGGCCATCGAGGCCCTGATGCACACCCTCAAGAACGAGCTCTTCCGCCACAAGCATCAGGCCGCGGCCGAGCCCAAGTCCTGGGGTTACCCAGGAGACTTGGCCCACGTGAGAGAGCTGCTCCAGCAGGCGGTCAGCTTCATGACCGGCGAGGAGGAGTAGGCCATGGACCGCATTGAGTTCTACCTGGACCTGAAGCGCGGGACCCTGCACGAAGAGCGCAAGGACCTGCTGACTGCCATCGACCGGCTGATCCAGGAGGCGCAGCTCTTCAAGCGCCAGATCGAAGCCGGCCAGATCTACAACCCGGGCCTCGCTGACCGCGGGCGGAAGGTGGACGAGCGGGCCATCGACGTCCAGAACGCCATGGGCACGGTGGCCATGCTGGAGTCCCTCCAGAAGGCGGAGGAGTAGGCCATGCCGACCCCCGACGCCATCCGCAAGACCCTGGAGACCATCACGCCCGGGTTCACCAGCGTGCGCTGGGGCGTGGTCATTACCCGGTGGAACGACCGGGAGTTCGAACTGGGTTCCTTCGGCCGCGAGGCCGTGGACATCGACATCGCGGTGGACCGGATCCGGGCCATGGTGGACCGGGAGCGGTTCTTCGCACTTGAGGAGGAGTAGATCATGAGCACGACCATCACACTGAAGCGGGCCGCGACGGAGTACATCCAGCACCTGGAGGAGACGGGACAGAAGGCGTCCACGGTGGGCACGGCGAAGCGGTCGCTGGACCTGCTCATCGGCTGGATGAACGAGACGAAGGCGGTGGACAAGATCCTGCCGGTCCACATCGCCAACTTCTTCAAGAGCGAGGCGGCCACCATGCAGCCCGGCAAGGAGGGTTCGAAGCCCCGGGCGCAGGCCAGCATCCTGCAGATC